CTTACACACTCGATACATACAGACTAAACAGCGGCAACACCACAGTGCCGTCGGTTCAATTTACAGGATTATCCCTTCTTGGTACGAACCGCAATTTCCCGCCTCAAAACAACAATCCCGCAGACCTGAACGAGTGGGACTTGTTTAACTATGACTCCGATACTCAACTCCAGTTCTCTTTTGACGCAGGACCGGAAATAACTCTTACGGCAGCTACCGAACAAATTATCCAGCCGTTCTCCGATTACACGAGCGTAAACGGCGGTGTAACCCGCCAGCTGTACAACAACTTGGCTTTGTACGGATTCAACGCCTACTCGGGCAAAACAATCCAGGATCTCCGCTCGTTCAGCGTTTTTGCTACCCAAGGTCGCCGCGTCCGCAGAATCCGCACCAGCGGCACCGATGAGTTCGGCACCGCTTGGGGCGACGACGGTTATGTCTACTACCCCTCTACTCCCGACGGCGCAAGCAGTTTGGCACCCGACATTTTCCTTGATACCGTCATCGACAGTGACGACGGCATTGGAAATTACGCCGAAGTCAACGCGATTGATCTGCGCCAGCTGGCACTAACCAAGCGTTTCTGCCAGGCCAACAACTTGTTTATGGACTGCATGATTGCCAGTCCCCGCAGCTGGCGCGAGTTCTGGGTTGAAGTGGCCCCATTTAATTTGCTGGAGTTTGCCCGCATCGGGGGTCGCGAAACCTTGGTGCCTGCCGTACCCTTCGACCCCAATACCGGTCAAATTATCCGCACAATCAACGTAAGCGCCATCTTTAACCAAGGCAACATCATCGAAGACTCCTACAAAGAGGAGTACATGGACTTCGGATCCAACGTCCAAGATATTATCGCCACTGTCATTTATACCGACATTCCAGAAGACGCAGTTTTCTCCAAGAAAAAGTCTTTAGAAGTCCAGCTTGCGGACACTTTAGAAGTGGATGCAATTCGCCAAACATTTGACCTGTCCTTGTATGTAACTAACCCGGAACAGGCCATTTTGTTTGGAAAACTGATCTGCAACCTGCGCCGCTACGTCCGCCAAGCCATCGAATTTAAGACGTATCCGACCCTCGATCCGATCTCACCCGGTGCTTTTGTCTACGTCGACATCGGCCAAAACAGCTGGGACGCCATCCGCACCGGCACAATCGGCGTTGGTGGAGCACTTAACATTCCACTGGACAACGGCCTGCTGTCGGGCACCTACAACTTCCGCCTGTACCGCAGTGACCGTGGCCTACTCGACGTCAACACAGTAACCGTCACCAACGGCGTGGCGCCCCAGCTAGCCGACTACGAAAACTTCCTGTTTGTGCTTGGCGTGGAGACCACCACCCGCCGCATATTCCGAGTCAGCGAAGTGCAGATGGACGAGGAAGGCGAGATTACTGTTCGGGCGACCATCTACCCCTGCACCACTGACGGTCAATCCCTTATTGCCGACTTCAGCGATAATCTGTTTACCATCCGCCGCTAAAGTGGCATAAGAAAACGGGATTGCCGCAATGGCCTTTTACACCGGACGCACCGGGGCTCTGTACCTGACCAGCACCGGCACCGGCGATGTAACGCCCGCCGCTTCTGAGCAAGCCCTCAAACTTCGCGACTGGAGCCTGGAAACCACCGTCGAACTGCTGGAAACCACCACCGTCGACACCGCCGTCAAAAGTTACACACCTGGATCCAGCAGCGCTTCCGGCAGCGCCACGCTGCTGTATTACCGCCGCGAAGGCACCGTTAGCACCGAACCTGGCACGCAATTCGACCAGTTCCTGAACAAGATCATGAAGACGTCCACCACGGGCGTCACCGAAAGTGATCGCGTCGGCATGGTCCTGCGCGTGGGCCAAACTGCCGGAAGCGGCAACGACATCAAGGACGACATCGCTTTTAACGCTTATATCACCAACGCATCGCTGCAGGTCAGCACCGGCGAACTGTCTTCGGTGGCGCTTCAATTTACGGTTGACGGACCGTTCCGTGAGACCGTTGACGCATGACCTACTTCCTAGGGCATTACGGCAAAATCAAACTGCGCCGTAAATCTCCGGGCAGTTTTACATCAACAATTAGTCCCGCAGACGTCAACACTATCCTCAACCGTTTTGGCCTGGAGGGCTCAGTTGAAAACTTGCTGACTGGTGACCAACTGATCATCAGCACCGAAGACGCTCGCGGCCTCGACTTTTTACCGACGTCCACATGGCCCGACGGCGGTGGCGCAACGCAAAAGATGGTCGTGGCCTACGCAAACGTCAACGCCATCGGCGGTGTCCGCCTATTTGAAACTTTTAGCGAAGCCATCAACAACGACCGTTCAAACGAATACCCACTCGAATCTTTCACTGGTGCTGCTTTACCAGTAGACGTAAAAATTTACGGTTCCGTGGAGCGCGTCTTGGGTGACGTGACCGGCTTCACGTTTAATACCGACCGCGAAGCAATGGACACCACCACAATGTCCGACCGCTTCCGGCAAATGTACTCCGCCGGGCTTATTTCCGGCAGTGGATCAATCGACTGTTTGTTTAATACCGAAAACAGTGGACTGACGGAAAATTCCCTGTTGATGCTCCAGCTGATTAACCGCACAGACATTGGCAGCGAATTTTCTTGTGCTTTGCAGCTTGTAGAAGATTCTGTGTACACAAAATCAAACGACATTTACTACGAGTTTGATGCCATGGTGACCAAAACCGGCATTGAAGTCCGCAGTGACCAAACTATCAACTGCGTCATCGACTTTGTGACCACCGGCGAAATCCGCCTGCTGATTGGCGAACCGTCGGGTTACATCCTTAAGGAAGACACCGACCGAATCCGCCTGCAGCAGAACCTCGACTTCTTGCTGACAGAAGTAACCGACTAAACTAGCAACAGACTTCCCAGACCTGGAGCGGGTGCGTGGCCGACCAGCGAATTACACAGCTGACCCAACTGAACGAGGTAGACGTCGCAGCCACGGACGTTCTGCCCATCGTTGATATTTCGGCTAGCGAGACCAAAAAAGTCACCGCCAAAGACCTGTTTGAAGCTGGCGCAACCCTCGCCGACAGTTCCAGCATCGACCTGGCAAAACTCAACCAAGCCAGCGTCACCAAGCTCGGCACCACGGCACTGGATAACAGCGCCGTCACCTACGCCAAGATCCAAAACGTCAGCGCCACCGACAAACTGCTGGGTCGTAGCAGTGCTGGTGCGGGCGTTGTTGAAGAAATTTCGCTGACTGCAGCCGGCCGCGCTCTGCTTGACGACGCGGACGCCGCCGCGCAACGCACCACGCTCGGCCTCGGCACTATTGCCACACAAGATGCCACGGCAGTTGCCATCACGGGCGGCACGATCACCGGCGGCACGATCACCGGCATCACCGACCTCGCCGTTGCCGACGGCGGCACCGGCGCCTCGGATGCTGGCACCGCTCGCACCAACCTCGGCGTGGCGATTGGCACGAATGTCCAGGCATACGACGCCGGCCTGCAAAGCATTTCCGGGCTGACCACCAGCGCCGACCAAACCGTTTACACCACGGCCAGCGACACCTATGCCACCACAAGCCTGACCAGCTTTGGCCGCAGCCTGATTGACGACGCCGACGCCGCCACCGCCCGCACCACCCTCGGCCTTGGCACCCTCGCCACTCAATCTGGCACGTTCAGCGGCACCCACTCCGGCACCACTTCCGGCACCAACACCGGCGACCAAACGATCACACTGACCGGCGATGTCACCGGCTCGGGCACTGGGTCGTTCGCCACCACCATTGCCACTGACGCCGTTACGGCCACCAAGATCGCCAGCAGCGCCGTCACCACCGCCAAAATCAATGCGGCGGCTGTGACAGCCGCAAAATTGGCCGCTGACTCCAGCACCATCATCTCCGGCAACACGCCCAGCGGCAGCGGCGCTTTTGTAGGTCAACAGTGGTTTAACACCAACACCGGACTGGCCTACGCCTGGGATGGAACCGCGTGGATCCAACAAGCCGGCGTCCAGAGCTTTGTTTTCTCGGACTCCACCCCGCTTACGTTCAGCGCATCGGTCAGTGCAGCTGGCGTTGCCACAATCACCACCGGCCTCGATACCCAAGCAGCCAACCGCATTTTTGCCGGTCCCACCACCGGTTCAAGCGCCACTCCCACCTTCCGCGCTCTTGTCCCTGCCGATCTACCAGTCGCCACTGCTGGTGCAACCGGCGCAATTCAACCAGGCACTGGTCTAACCGTAACCGCTGGTGGTGTCCTCAACCACAGCAACGCCACCACTGCCGGCATCTATACCAAGGTTTCGATTGACGCCCAGGGTCACATCGTCACCGGCGACATCTTGGCCGCAACCGATATTCCCAATCTTGACGCCAGCAAGATTACGACTGGCACTTTCACTAGTGCGTTCCTCGCTAACAACAGCGTTACTGCTGCCCAGTTGGCTGACTACGGCATCGCCCAAGTCAGCGAAAGTGCTCCAACACCTGAATTTGCTGGTCAGTGGTGGATTAACCCGTCCGACCGCTCGGCCTACATCTGGGTCGGCACAGTTAGCCCAACTCCCAACGGTTACTGGCTGCTTGTCGGCTATGGCAGCCCCACCCAACTCAACATCCGTTTTGGCGGTACTTACAACGCCAGCACCAACACCGTTGCCACGCTCAACCAGTACGGCACCGAAGCCGGCCTGACTGTGGGCCAAGCGCTTGGCGCACCAAACCCCCAAAACAACGGTATTTACCTGATTACAACGGTGGCCGGCACCGGCACCACGCCGGCTCCTATTGCATCCCTGGCAGTCGGCGACTGGGTTCTCAGCCAAGGCACCACAGCCAACTGGACCAAGATTGCTGTGGTCTCTGGTGCTACTGGCACCTTCAACGACTACGACATTCTGTCGGACGGCACCTACTTCACCCCGGACATGACCGGTGTGACGGACGTCCGAGACGCACTTGTCTTGCTGTGGGGCCGCACTCAAATCGCCACCACCTCGCAAATCGGCGTGGTACTCGAATCTGCCGAAGTGCTGGTTAATAACAGCACGGGTGAAATGACAATCGGTGTGGTTGACGATGGCACCTTCTGATGTCACACCGCACAGAAAATTTTGTCTATAGCGCCGAGAACGTCCCCATCGGCGGGCAACCCGGCGACGTCCTGGTAAAACTGCAAAACGCCAACTACTACACCGCCTGGCGCGACTTTACGTACGTTTTTGAGACCTACGACGTGGTACTTGACGACGGCGAATACTAGACTGCTCCAGTAATCCCGTCCTACCGGAGTTAAGGGAATGGCCTCGACGCATAAGTCTCTTCGCAGCGGCACTGCAAATAAGCGCCCGACGACTTCGATTGCCGACGGCCAGATTGCCCTTAACACCAATACCACCAGTCCCGGCCTGTTCTTCAAGGACAGCACTGGTGCCACCATCATCAAAGTCGGCCCGGTTCACGTTGGCACGACTGCACCTAACGCCAGCCCGGCAGCCGGCGGCAGTGCCGGCAACAGCGTTGGCGAGATCTGGCTTGACACCAGTCTGACCCCCGTCGGCGTCAAGATCTGGAACGGCAGCGCCTTTGTAAACGCCACCC